TCGCTCTTTTAAATGTTGCAATAATTCCCTCTGGTCCAAAAATTACCTTAGCTTCGGGTTCATTATATGGAACTAGTTTATATGAGAATGTAAATGTTCTTAGATCATGCCCACCAAAAATTAATTCCGCATTAGGATTTAAAATTTGTCCTCCAATTGAAGAAAAAATATCATTTGTGGTAACACTATCACCTGTTATACTTCCTATAATTGCTGACACAGCTTGAGCCCCAAGTTGTGCTGGAGCTCTTTTTGCTGTTTGATCAGCCATGCTTGCCAACTTCTGCACCATAAGTCCCATGTCGCCCTTAGCTGCTTCACCAGCTCCAGCTAACACACCAGCAGCAATATTTCCAAACTTTTTACCATCCCAATTTGCTTTGTAAGATGCACTAATACCCTCTGGCATATACAATACAATTTGTGGTAACTTAGAGGATACTAAGTTCTTGTTGTCCTTTGTATATACACCACTAGCATTATAAGCTTCTAGTGATAGTGAAGCATCTTTATTTTGAAATGGTGGCTTATAATTAAAAAATTCAAATATCATATAGTCAGCACTTGTATAATCGATATCCTTTGGATATCTTAAACTAGCTGGTTCTGGAGCTGTAGTGGTTGTGTTTGCTGGAGTTGTTTTGCCACTTATTGGTGCCCTTGTTCCACCAGCATCATGTAGTTCTTTACTAATTTCATTCCAATCATTTCCATCCCATTCCCAGTATTTAGTTTGGGATTTACCACCAGGAGTATTCCCTGTAGTTTTTTTAAGTTGCCCAGGTGATGTCCCAGCGATTCCTGGTTTTTGTGCTCCTCCCATTTATTTTACCCTTTCTATATCAGATGATTTGCCATAACTTTTAATAATTCTACGAGATTTGATTTTGTCATAGAATTTTTCATTTGTTTCCGCCCAAACCAATTCATGATCGTATGGAAACTTATGACCTTGAACATCCTTAACAAATTCTTCTACTGGTAAGAGGATAGCAGTATCCCATTCAACAGAGGCTAAGTCCAAGAACAATCCCTCAACATGTGCGTTTATATATTTATGGATGCATACCTTAGGCATATCAATTATGCCTTTCATTAGTTTTTGTACTACTAAAATTCTTTTCTTTGGTGAGAGATAGTGTAAGTTTGCACCATAGAAATAATCATTACCAGAAGTTTTCAAGACATAAACTAATGGGTTGGCATCATAGTAAGGTAACCATTTCATTTTTGCTTTGTATTCAAACATGTAAAGATGTCCTTGCTTTACGTAATGACGTATGAAGTTTTCATCTTGTTCTTTTTCTTTACCTACACTATCTCTCTTCTCATCTCTTATGAAACGATTCGAATCTTTTTTATATTTACTTGCTTCGCTTTTGACTGCAGCACGATACCATGATAACGATTGTTTTTTACCTCCAGTTTTTGCTGTTATTCTTTCAAACAGAGTTTTATATCCTGGTTGTTTATTAACGGTGTTTCTTTGTATGTCCTGGAAACCTTCTGGCATGGCTATACTCCTAAGTGGTCTTCGGTGAGTATCAAGAAGTTCATCTGCCTATCTTCACAATACTCACGGGCGGCGGACCATTTAGCTTGGTTCTTTACAAAGGTTAGTGCAGCATTACGATAGGCAACAGTTTTTTTGTTATTGTCATTTGGTGGTAGTGTTTGTCTTTTGGGTTTGATTTCAATAATATACTTAGCGATCTTGCCATCCTTTTCACGAACCTTGATATAGAAGTCAGGATAGTAGCGTCTAACTTTTCCATCTGGGGCACGATAAGGAATGATTACCTCCTCACTACCCCATTCTATAATCGATGAGTTGTTATCACAGAACACCATGAACTTTCGTTCCCATAGCGAGCGATAGATAACACGAGTTGGGTTACCACGATACTTTTCTGGATTGACTGGTTTGTATAACCCAGAGTATGCCATAAATATAGTTGTACCAACATAGGTATTTAGCGTGTCAATCAATACGTTTATTAATACTATTGCTAAGTATGGCGGAATGTCATTTAGCAATAATTTTCAGGTAACCTTTGTAAATCCTAAGGTTATCTATGGAACGGGCAATGAATTACAGCAAATCATATCTTTATTTTGTGATGAGGCACAGCTACCCAATTCAAACTCAGCTCAAGGACAATACAATGGAATATATCTAGGTAGTGGAAGTGTAAGCTACCCACATACCAAAGTTTACACTGAAATAGGACTTGGATTTATGTTGGATGCTAATTTATCTACTCTTAAGTTTCTTAATAAGTGGATGGATTTTATGTTCAGTGGACAGAGCACAGAATTTAGTGATCAATCGACAAATAAATCATTATCACAAATGACTTCGTTAACATCACCTAGAGCTAGAAATAGAAGTATCAGATTAAAATATAAAGATGAATATACATGTACAATGTTGATCACTAAAACAGAACAAGGACCATCTGCTCCTAATCAAAGAGCTCCAATTACATATGTTTTAGAAGAAGCGTATCCATATGCTATTGATGCTATTCCATTAGCGTATGGTAATGCTCAGATTACAAAAGTTTCAGCACAGTTTTCATATTCTAGACATTATACTCTCCCAAATAATATTACATCTGTCGCTGGAAAAATTGTATCAGGGTAAAATATAAAACCAAATTTCATAAATTTGGAAAAAAATTTTCTGTCAAAAATTGAGTAAAAAAGTCGCACTAAATATTATTATGATCTGATTTAGGTATAATGGCATTACCACAAGTTGTACTTCCAACATATGAGTTGGAGATCCCATCTTCAGGGAAAAAAATTAAATATCGTCCGTTTGTTGTAAAAGAAGAAAAATTACTTTTACTAGCATTAGAAGCAAATGACGAAAAACAAGTTGAAGATGCTTTAAAATCTTTACTTAAAGGATGTATTCAAACAAGAATTAAAATAGAAGACCTAGCAATTTTTGATCTAGAATATATCTTTTTGAATATCCGTGCTGTATCAGTTGGCGAAACCATTGAGATGAATATTACCTGTAGAGATGATGAGCAAACTATTGTCAAGTATACATTAAATTTACTAGATGTTAAGGTTACTAAACCAGAAGGTTATGATAATAAAGTTATGCTAAGTGATACAATGGGAATGATTTTAAAATACCCATCATTTGATGACTTTATAAGAACTTCGATTTTAGGTCAAGCACCAACTGCAGATGGTGTAATTGAAGCAATGGCATCTTGTATTGATCAAATTTTTGATGGTGAAGAAGTTTATGATAGTTCAACAACAACTAAGAAAGAATTTATTGAATGGGTTGGGGGATTAACTAATAAACAATTTGAAAAAGCAAGACAATTTTTTGAAGAGATTCCAGTTCTAGAGCATAATTTTAGTCTTAAAAATCCAAATACTGGTGTAGAATCAGAATATACAATTTCAGGATTATCAAATTTTTTCGGATAGCACTCTTCCATAATAGTTTGGAGGGGTATTATAAGACTAATTTTGCTTTGATGCAGCACCATAAATATAGCTTGACTGAGATTGAAAATATGATGCCTTGGGAGAGACAAGTTTATACTACTCTTCTAATGCAATATCTTGATCAACTAAAACAACAACAAGAAGCAGCAAGAAACTAATGGCCCACGGTTTTCTTACACCAGAACCAGTATCAGGAGATAATTTTTGGAAGAATGCCAAAGATTTGTGGAACACGCTGCAAAAATTAAAAAAGAGAAAGGCACCGCCAGACGAGGTGGTGCCCGCAATAGTATCTGAATTACAAAAAGCACTTCCACCAGCAAAACAGAAATTATTATCACCTGCAACACAAAAATTACTTTCTGGAAAAAATCAAGCAGCATTAAGTGGCGCAAAGGCACCAAATATGCTTGCTGGATCTCCAGTTTCTAAGATGCTTAGTTCTGGTAAGAGTGAGATTACTATTAAACAACAATTATCTTTACCACCAGGAGGTCCAAGACTTCCTCCATCTGGTGGGATGCCAAATGAACCATCTGCAGAAAAGAAAGGTGGATCTTTTGTAGATATGCCTGGAGTTTCTACTGCTCCTAAAAAACTAGATTCTGAAGCATTTTTTAAAGCAGCACAGACTGGTGTTCATCCAGAAACTGGTAAATATCTCAATAGCGAAGAAAGAAAAGATTTCTTAAAGAAATCAAAAACAAAGATGGATGCTCCAGCGAGTGTAGCATCGGCTGGTATTGCATCTGCTAGCACTAGTGTTACAAAGGGGGATGAACAAATTGTTAAGTCTGTTGAAGATTTAACCAAAGTTGTTGTAAGTCTTGTAGATGCTGTAAAAGCACAAACAGCATCCCAAGCTAAATCTACCGCTCAAGCAAAAGCAAGCGCAGAGAGGACAGCAAATAGAGCACTTGCATCTTCCGAAGAAAACTTAATGGAAGAGGGAGCTGATTTATCTGGAACAATTACCCCAGCATATGGTACTGCTACTGGAGCATTAACTCCTGGAGCAAGTCCTGGTGGTGGAGGAGGTGCTGGCGGTCCAGGATTTGGTATTGGCGGAAAAGTAGCTGCTCAATCTATTGCTAAGCATGGTTTGGGGAGAGCATTACCTAGACTTGGTGCTCATGTTGCTGGAAGAACTGGAGCAAAATTAGGTGCTAAAACAGCAGCAAAAATTGGTCTTGCTGGTGCTG